TTTACGTAACTTTCAAGAACAGGTCTGAGATTAAATATGCCTACACCTTTATTATTTGGCGTTGCTTTAAAAGTACCTATTAAATTCCCTGTTTGAGCAGGAAGCTCAGAACTAACATAGACTTCAGCAACAAACCTTACATTTAATTCTGTTGTTACTATTAGACTATTTGATACTGCAAATATTATGTCTTGTCCTGAAGGGAGTGTAGTGTATAAAGGTTTTTGTTCTATTATTGTTGCCATTTATTTTATTTTGGGTTGTAAAATTCTGTAATATAACTTGTAATATCTAATGTTAATATTTTAAGCATATCTTTTTCTAACTTTTTAAATTGTAATCCTAAAGGTTTTTGAAAAAAGCTAAGACTTTTTATTCCTTTTTTTTGTATTGATTTAGCAATAGCAAAAGCAAAAGATTTGTTTGTAATAAACCTACCAGTTGCAGGTCTTACAATCCTTCTACCTTTACTATTTATATAAGTAGAACCCATATCCCTACCTTTTAACCCTTTTCTTTTTATCCACTTTTCTAAAATTCCTGTTGGTGGATGTTTAGTCGTATATCCTTTTCCTGGGCTTGATACTTTTTTACCATCATAATTTACATAAGATTGCTTTACTTTATTTCCTGAAACACCTTTGTCTAAGTATTCACCATAGTCTGCCATATAGAATTTAGTAGAAAATCCATTGGCTTCTTGTGTAACTTCAAATCTAATTGATTCACCTAAAGCTGTAGAACCTTTTGCTTTTTGCAAAATATCTCTAGAATCTTTTACAACCTGTTTTCCAAAGCTATTAAGGTATCTTTCTATATTAGCCGTATTCATTACGCAGTCAAGCCTACAAAGACTTCAACTCTTGGATTGTAAGAAGCTCCTACAGGTCTAACTTGTAAAGATGCAATATTTTCCATAGTTCCAAATGAAGGGCTTACGTCTGCTTCACCTAAAGCTATTGCTGCACCCTGACTAAGAACGTGAGAATTACCTGCTGTAATAGTGACTTGGTAGTTACTAGCTGTTGTTACAATTGCCAATTCTATTTCTGCATTTGCATCCAAGTTAGTGACTCTGATATACTTTGTTCTATCAACGTCTATTGCTCCTGCTGAAGTATGAGGACTTGCTGCAAATACTGCTACTGTTGTAGTTTGTGAATGCGCACAAGTTACTATTCTTTCAAATACATCTTCTATCCCTGAAGTTGTTACTGAATTACTTGAACCTCGTAAAGAGTTGTTCAATGTAACGCTTTCTGTTAATGTTGTTACTAAATCTGCCATAATTATTTTTTATCTATTTGTTTTAATTTATTTATTGCCCACTCTACACCTGAAGTACCACCCCAAGCATCCCACATAATACCACCACACCCTTCTGAATAGGGTACGTCTTTATGTTGTTGGTGTCTTTTAAATGATGCCATACGTGCTATTGTATCTCTACTTATGTTTTTATTGCCTGCTAATTGTCTTGCTCTTGTCCAACCTACTCTTGTTCCACAATCACTACCATTTTCTTCTTTCCATTTAATAGCTTTTTTTGCATTATTACTAGCTGACTTAGGGTAGTCATTGTAAGTTTCTAGCTTAACACTTATAGCTTCTAGCTGTTCTATTAAATCCTCATACCTCATAATGTAATTGTTATTTTAAAAAATCCTATCTTTATTCTATATTTACCTATCTTAAATTTCATTAGTACCCTGCACCTTTTACTTGTCTTGCAGGAATGTTACAAGTTTGGAAGTCATTTTGTACTAATATTCCTATCTGAAAAACGTAACCACAACAAAGGTTGTCAAACCTTTCTTGGAATGGTTCTATTGTAAATTGGTCTTGTGTAAAGTAGATAGGCTCATTAATATCATTTACACCATTTAAAGATTGTAGCATTGAGTGTCTAAATACCCCAATAATATCTGTTACAATCTGTAGTGTTTCATTGAATACATCTTGTTCATTACTTAAAGTTTTTACTAGCTTTGTGAAGTTATCCCCATTAGGCATTAAGTCCCCTCTGTTTTCTGTCCAGTTACTTTTCTCAGTAACCATATCCATAACAAAGATTTGGAAGTTGTACGTCAATTGGCTATCACCTGTAACTACTGAAGTCGGGTTTATGTGCATTAATGGAAACTTGGTATTCTTTTCCAAGTCTACCTCCCAAATGTCACCGACAGATGTACTTTGTATTTGGTTATGAAATTGCCCAACTCTTAATAGAGAATTGATTACGTTATTATAAGTCTTATTGTTGACTGCCATGTTTTACTTTATTTTGTGAGTTCAAATCTGTTTCATAACTTAGCCAAGTCAAGCATTCTAAAAGGCTAAGATTTGTTATTCTTTCTAAGTTTACAATCTCTCCATTTGTTAATCTATACATCACNCCGAACCATCCCCACTTTTCGGCAAAGGATTCTGTGGCAATTGCTGATTCATTTCCTTCAGCCGCTCCATCAAATATGATGGCAAAATCAGCGACAACTCTTTCCCTAAAACAAAAAAAAACCGTAAAGCACTTTGTACCTGTTCAGCTGACATCTGTTTCATTTCTTCTGTCCGCATCCTAATATCACCATCATAAGCTGCAATAGTATAAATGTCATTCTTCTTTTCTGTTATCGGAGCATACAATACCGCCATTAATTCAGGCAAATTATTTTCTATTCCATTCTTGATAAACATCTCAATATCGGCATATTGTCCAAGACTTATTGAGTCAAGGTCTGGCATAAATCCGTATTCTACTTCATTTATTTCAATTATCCTTTTTAAAGAACTGTTTTGCTTCTGTTGTAACTCTGCTATCCTACTCATTATAACTGCTACATCTTTTATACTAAGCTCCTTTACTAATTGCTTTGGTATATCTGATAAAGCTGCTATTGTTGCTGCTGCTTCTTTTGTCTTGCTTCCTGTTTCAAGGTCTATAAGTTTTAGCCATTTCTCAAGCGTTACATCTGACCATTTACTTATTAGATTGAACTCTTTAATCTTGTCATCCTTCTTTATCTTGACTTTCATATAATATAATAGAAAAAGTTAATATTTAGTTTACTGTACAAAATACTTTCCTGCATTTGGGTTATCTAAGTGATATATAATGTTATATCTTATTCCATCAATAGCATGGTTAAATGAATCATGATATAATTTCGAGCCCTTATCTGCGTATACATAATTGTTCAATTCTTTAGCTATGTTAGTAGACTCTGGGCTTACTATTAATTGATAGTCTTGCATTCTAGTTATTCCACTTTCAATAGTCCCTTTTTTAACAGGCTTTATGTTTACTCCTAAATGTTTAAGGTCTGCTATTAGTCTTGGTTCTGCACTATCAGCTATTATCAGTGTTTGTTCTACTTTGTCAAGTATTATCTTAGCAAGTTCTTGACTCTTTAAACCATTACGATAGATATGCTCTTTGAGATATATCTTTTTGTGCTTCTTATCAATAGCTACTTCTGTAAGTGAATCAGGATGAATTGAGAATCCAAAATCCATTCCACAAGAAGTCTGCAAATCATCAGGATTAAATTCACCTATTGACCAATTATCAAAGACTACACCCTCAGCACGATCCAACCATTGTCCAAGAAGTTTCTGAGTATACTTCTTATAGTTGTTGTGCTTAATAGCTTCTACACGCTCTAGGAAGCTCTCTGAGAGATTATCTTTGTTGTCTAGATATGTACTATGAATATAGCATACATTGTCTTTAACGCCATTAAAACCTGCTTCTATTCCTTTGCCTTCAAAGAATCTTTCATATATCCAATTGTCTTTAGTAACAGGATTCAAGACCAAGATGATTCTGTTCTGTATATTCTTTTCCCTAATGCTAAGATCTATTGTATCAAATATGTTTTCGTCAATAAGTTCTTCTGCTTCATCTAATACCCAGTTAGATACACCAGTTAGTGATTTAAGTGAAGCTGTTTGATTACCTGCTGATGTCTTAATACCTCTAAATAGAATGTCTGACTTGTTCTTTGAGTTTACAACTTCAGATTTGTTTACGCTAAATATATTGTCATATCCTAATAAGCTAATCTTTTCTAAGAACTCAGGTATTATAGAAAGACGTGCTGATGTCATTGTGTACCTTGTGAATAGTATTCTGATACCCTCACTCATAGTTAGTAAAGTCAAAAAGACTGTAACGGCAAATGACTTTCCTGATCCTCGACCACCTGTTACAATAAAGTATCTAGCATCAGATTCAAATAAAGGATTGTATTTTTTACTCAGTATCAGTGTCTATAAATGTTATGAGTGGCATATTAAGACTTTCTTCATTTGAAGTAACATCTACTCTCTGTTGAGGTTTCCCATAAAAATATTCAAAGAATAACTTTACAGCCCATTGTTCTTTCTTTTCTAATCCCTTTTGTAATGACTCTAAAGCCATACCATTCATAGGTGTTAAATTCTCTATTAGCTTTTGTTCTTCTGCTTTAGCCTTCCGACCAGCTCCTGTTCTTTTTCCTCCGTGTGTACTCATTTTGAAATAATTTGATTAATCAAGTTGTAATATATAATAGAAATTACTTGAATTCGTTTGGTAGCATTAGTCTTATTCCTAATTCTGTTAAAGCCCATATACGTATTTGGTCTGCATATATCTCAAACTCTTTTGTGTTCATTCTTGCTGTACTATTGACTGTTTGAAGCCCTATCTGTTTTTCGTTTATCTCTATGCTTTGCCATTCACTTGCGAACTTAACCTTTAAAGTATCGTGCATTTCATCAGGAAAATATCCTAGCTCCTGACCTAATGGTTGTACTATACAAGCCCAATAGTAATTGTTTTGCATATTGCTTCTGTTGTTTCTTTGTTTCTTTACGCTTACTATGTAATTACTATCAAGTTCTTTTAAGTAATTAAAAAGTGTTTGTTTGTCTTGTGTTGTATTTACTGCAAAGTTCACTAATCAAAAGATTCGTTTATACCTCGTTCACCTATTAGCTTTTCTTTTGCTCCATTCCATAGCATATCACGTTTTTTACTTAGACTAGGTTCTGTACGTTTAAGGCTAGGCATTCCATCTTCAGGCTCAGAGTCCATATATTTACCACACCCACATTTAACATCAGTTATCCATTTACTATCATCAAAGATAATTTTAGCTTTTGCTACTTCTTTTTCTTCTTTACCGCATTCACAAGAGTATAATGTCATCTTATTCTATCAATTTTAAATCTCTACCTTCATCTTTTGCTATCCTCATTATTGTCTTTACTAATTTTTTTCTTTCTAAGTTTGTTTCACACCATATAAAATCAATATCATTCATCCCCTCTAATTTTAATTGTATTCCAAATCTTGTACCTTTATTTTTACTCTCCTTATAATTATATCTTTTAACTACCTGCTTCCAGGTAACTAGCTCTATAGTTTGTTCTTTCATGACTGTACTCCTGTTGGTGATAATCCCCCAGTTCTAGTTTTGCTTTTAGTAAAGAGTTTATCCAATTCAAAGTGTAGATGGTTTATTGCTTTCTGTATATCTTGTTCAGCAGGATTCCCTTCTTTCTTTCCTGCTCTGAGTAGGTAACTGACTGCTGTACCTACATTGTAACTAAGGTCAAAGTCCTCAACTACTTTACGAGCTGAATATCCATACTTAGTACCTGAATAGTAACTTGGCTCTGTTGTTTCTTTATAATCTATCGGCATCATCTAATTTTTTAATGTTATTATATATTTCAGCATTATGCTTTTTCTTTATTTTGTAATCTAAATATAAAAGTAAAATTGCACTTATTGCAAATACTACAGATATCAATATTAATACTTTCATTTTTCTAAGATTTTTAATAATTGTTCACTTGTGTAAATTCTATCATTACCAGAATAGTTTTCATATATGCAAGTGAAGTTGTCATCCTTCCAAGTCCAAAGACTTTTGACATTCTTTTTAATATGAAACTTTAATACTGATTTGATTGATTTGTAGTGTCTTTTATCCATTGTATTTAGTATATAGTTTTTTTATTCCATCAAAGCAAGTTGATATACAAGATCCACAATTAGTTCCAGAACTGTAATTTGTCATGAATATTGTGTTGTATGTTTCTATCATACGCTTTTTAGCTGTTACATCTTTTGCTCTTCCTGTTTCTAAATCCTTCCACATATCTAATATTTCATCTATAATTTCTTGAGGCAAGTCATCAGGAGCTTTTAACACTTCAGTTGTTTTACTCCAATACTTCTGAGGACACTCTTGACTGCTGATTCGTGCCTTTAGCTTCATAAAACACAAACATCTTTTGCATTGTCCTAATATTCTTGAATAGTAAACACACCCTTTACAGATAGCAAGACGTTCTTCATAAACTTCATCAGGTACAAAAAACTTATTCATTTAGTTTCTTTTTAAGTATTTCCCTAACCTTGTCTATTGTAGTGAAAAGACTGTTTCGACTTATGCTAGTTTTCTTAGCAAGTGAGTCTAGTGTATTGCCTTCATCATAATAGTACAATTCAAAAATTTTCCTATCGTACCAAGTACAATCTTCAAGAGCCTTGTCAATTTCTTCTAGCTTTGTCCATTGATAATTATCTACTTTTTCGTTAGGAAGGTTATACAAATTCTTACTATTAGAATTATCAGGTACATAATCTTTACCACTAAAAGTTTTAGTACAATTATAAATAGTACTGTCAATATGTGTGTAATACTTTTCATACTTATAATAAAAGTTAGATCTTGTGCTTGTTAAAGCTCTTCTTAATGCTACTGCCCCATAATTTGTTATCCCTTCTATTCCATCATTATCATAAATCTTCTTTATAGTTTCAGGATTCGCCTGAAGAAGATATAACATCAATTCCTGAACTGCTTCGTGTATTTTGTTTTGATCAGTTGTAAGTCCATAAGCCATAGTCCTAAACTTATCTGATAGCTTTGCTATTTCTGCATAAATCTCAGTCATCAGTTGTTTCTATTAAATCTATCATGTTAACTGTTTCTTGTAATAGTTCATCTAAGATTACTTTGTATGTTCTAAGAATAGCTGCATTCCCTTTAGTTTCTAAAGCTGCAAAATATCCATTAGTTGCAACTGATACATTAATAGGAATTATCATTAGCCAATCAAAGAAATTATGTTCCTTAGTTCCAGTTCCGTAAGAGTTGTGATATTCTAATATTAAGTCTATGACTTCTAAGTAGTTTTGATATCTTGCTTTTGTACTTGTTTCTTTTACAAAATCTTTGCACATTAGCAAATAAGTTTCTATTGCCTGTTTATGTTTTTGATTTGCGTAAATCGTTTCTTGCATACGCAAACTTATAATAAAAGTTTACTCAATTCCCTTTTCTTTTTTTAACTTTTCAACAGCGTCTTTATAATAACTAATTTTTTCTTCATAATCTATTCTAGACATCTTTAATGTTTGTCTTGACTTTAACTGTAATTCTTCAGCAGCACCATCTCCATATTTAGCATCTAAATTTAATCCAAACTTATATTGCTCACCTTGACCAAAAAGATTATCAGCAGGTGATTGTGGTTGTACGTTAGCTTCACACCACCGAGTAGATAATCTTTTTCTAGACATGAAATGGCCTGCATGCATACTCTTGTAATGATAAACCCTTCCTGAGGTAAAGCATTGAACCATTCCTTCATCTGTTGCATCTCTAAGTCTTATGTAAAGACTAAACCATTTGTCAAGTTCTTTTTTAAGTTTACTAATTGACTTCATACCCTAAGTCTTTTTTCCATTGGTCTTGTATAGTTTCTTTTCTCACTTTATAAAGTTTTCCTCTTAATTCTGGAATTTCTTCTTGTAGCTTCCTTCGCATTCTTTCAATAGTCTTTATGTTTGTTAGTTTACTATCAGCAAATAATTTCATAAATTCCAGACCATTTATCTCTGAAGGATCTATGTTCTTTTTCTTTAATTCATTAAACCAATAAGTAGCTATTAGCTTTGGATCACTATCTCGTAAATGAGGTCTCTGTATTAACAGATTTTTTACTATGTCTTTTGTCTTCATAATTTATAATTTTTTTTCTTCTATTGTTTGGCATATAATGAGTGAGTTGGTCAAATCCAAACTGCATTTTAAATGAACTACAATTATCAGGGTTGTAAAGTTTTTCTTTTGTCATTTCAATTTTCTTATTAGCCACATTACAATAGCTGTTACTATTACCCACCCTATCATTTGAGTAGTTTAATTGGTTCTTGATAATAAGGTACTTCTTGTGGTTTTTGTTTTAATGTTTCTACATTATATGTAGCTACATCTATTCTATCCTTTTTATGAGCCCAAATCCATTTATAAAAGTTTCTGATAGTTAAGAATGGTTCATCTTTACCGAATCTAACTGCTATTCTAAAAGCATCTTCAACTTGATTGAAAGTTATATTGCCCCATCTTTTTTCTCTGATTAAGTCTTTGGCAAATATTTTACTCAAACTTGCTATTGTTTTTCCATCAGTATTAAAGCCTATTGAAATTTTTGTTTCAGTAATTAGATCATAAACTTTAGGGATAAGTTCTTCTAGATTTTCTTGTTGTAATGGTTTCATAAGTATTCTTTTCCTTTTAAATATTCATTTAATTGAGCATCAATCTTACTCATAGTTTGTGCTTTAGGGCTATCCCATTTCTTTTGGTTTTTCGCCCAAGTCTTTAATCTTAAATTTGTATCCCAAGTTTGTTGTAATTCAAACTTCATCTTTGTTTTAGACTTGTTTGGTTCTGTCCAATAATCTACAAAACTATTTAAAATATTTTTATCATAATCAAAAGACATAACATTTAAAACAAAATCTTTTCTCCTATTAGATATATTAATACTTGTATTGTTAATACTTGTATTGTTATCTTTAACATTTTTGTTAATAGGGGCATTAACATTTTTATTAATACCCCCATTACATAATTGTAAATACCTCTTATCAATTTCTTTAGTACCTTTTTTGTAAACTATCTCTCTATTAATAAAATTATTTTCAACTAAACTACTTATCCATCTACTAACTGTTACAGTAGAAACATTATATAAATTTGAAAAGTATTTATTACTAGCCCAACAAGAACCATCTTTTTGAGATAATGCTGTTATCTCTGCATAAAGCAACTTAGCATTTGGTGTTAAGTTTATACTGTATCTTACTTCAGCAGGGATAACTGCATAATAGTTTGGCTTGGTCATAAAATCTCTAAATTATAGTTACAATCTCTGAGGGCTAACTTACATAATTCTAATTGATTATAAAAGTCTTTGTAAGAAACTTTTATATTAACACCCACTTTCCCTGATGTAATCTTAATTGTAGTCTGAGGATTTTCGCTATGCTTTACACCCTGTTCTCTTAGATGATGTCTTAAATGAAACATATCACTAAAAGTTCTTTTTGCTCCTTGTATATTAGTATAAGCATTATAGATTTTATTAAAACAATCTCTATATTTTTCCCAAGAAGCATAATTAGAAGAGTGCATCTTTTCATAGTGATAAATTAAACTTCTATCTCTTTTAATCTCATTTGATATAATAGTTCTATGTGTTTTATCTACCATTCTAGCTACTACTGCTGCTACTGTTCTAGGTATTTGTAATTCACTCCTTCTACTTTTATAGGCTAGTGAACCCTTACGTAATCCCATCAATGATGTTGTAAGATTGCATAAAGTTTTAAAGTTATCCTCTGCTATCATTAGAAAGGTAGGTCTTCAGTAGAAGCTACTGTTTCTTCTCCTAGCTTTGCAATAAACCAACCATCTATATTATGATAGTATTTACCTTTAAACTCTCTTGAAGATAAGTTGATTGAAACACTAACCTCTGAGCCTTCCTGAATATCTCTTAGCTGCTTAATCTTATCACCAAAGAAACTCACTGCAACTAATTTATTAAAATCTGTTCCAGCTTGTTCAATTAAGATTGATTGCTTTTTCCATTCTTTTTCTGATTTTGAAATACCACTTTCTGGTTGTAATTTCTGTACTAATTTTCCTGTAATTTTCATTTTTATTTTGCCTGTTTTGCAGGTCTTTATTAATTAATTATTTGTTATTTATTGAGTTACACCATTTAGAAATATCATCACCATATATAAACTTACTAGTCTTTGCTGAATAAGGAACAAACCTACCATTTTTTTCCTTTACAGGTAGCTTTACAATAGTCTTACGATAAAGGAACCTTCCTATCCCCCATTCGACACAAGCTCTTTTAAATGCGTCTGAAACGTGTCCTTTGTCTTTTTCTACATTAGACTCTGAACCTGTATTTGATTTCCATACCCACTCATCTTCTTTTTTTATTCCCACTTTACAAAATAGTAGACCTGCACTTTCGTAATATATAGTCTGCCAATTTTCCTGACCACATACTTGGTCTAATAAGTCTTGGCAATCTCTTGCATCTATATAAGCTACGCAAGACGCTCCCCATTGATTTGCTGATTGCACCCTCCATTTGTAAGGCATTTCTTGTTTTAATTCTTCTAAATTCATATCTAATCTGTTAGTTAATAATTTTGTTAAAAATACTATTTTAAATTTAATATCAATGCTCTTTTATTTATTTTGTATGCTTCTTTATATTGCTTGAGCTTTTTAGCAATAACTTTGTTCTGTTCTTTATTGTAATGAAATGATCCTGGCTTTTCAATTTCATAAGTATAACATTCATCAAGATTCAGTTTTGTTAAAGTACATATATCTTCAAAAGCTGCATCTATCTGTTTCTGAGTTCCAAATATTCTGACTGCTGAACTGATCTGATGACAGTCATTATCGAAACTGTAAAGTTGGCTATCCCATTTAGAAAATGATTTGTATTCTCCATTAGGATAAAAGTAATAGTCCTCACATTTTAATTCCATTAGTAGTTGTATTGTGTAAAGTCCTTATAATTATAGTATTCAGTTTTGAGCTTAACAAATAAATCTATTACTTGTTCATCTACTGACTTTTCTAATAAGAACCTTCTGTGTTCATCTTCAATAGTTTTAACTAAAATAAACAATGAATCTGTTATTTTGTTAATCCATAATGGACTTTCTTGTATTACATCTAAGATAGATACAATAGCTTCTTCTTTGTTGATTGCTTCTTTCATTTTGTAAGTTGTTTTCATTTCTATTTTTTTAATTAAACTTAGGGCAAAGATATAAAAATATAATGATATTAACACAATTACTTACAAAGTTATTAACAATTGAAGTGTTTACTAGATAAGCAACTTTAAGTGCTGTCTAGTATATTAGTATAAAAAAGATGTGAAAGTGCCTTAAAAGGCTAAAGGGTACTATAAACTAAGCAATATAACAACTAAGATTAAAAGCATATATATTAAAAAGACTTTGACCGTAGGGTTTTCATCCATTAGAAGTAATGTACTAATCTAGCTATTTGTCCTGATTCTTTTGAGTGTATAAAACCTTCTACAGCTTTTTGTACTCCTGTGAATCCTTTTCTGTTATGCCAACTATCAGTTCCTGATGGTGAACGCATATACTCAACTGTAACACCAATAAAGTCTTTAGCATCTAACCATTTGTATTTTACTTTATGATGTATATGGTGTAAGTACCAATATCTGTATTTTGTTTCTGACCATTCTTTCGGCTTTTCATTAGCCATTAACATTGGTAGCTTGTCCATCTTAGCACCATCACCATGTTCTAGCCCTATAAGATTAGAACCATACTTATAATATTTTCTGTGTGCTACTGATATATCAAATGTAACATCTTCAGTTTTTCTGAACCAAGCCTTTAATGAGTGAGCTAAATGGAATCCACTTTGATAATCATGGTTTGACATAGAATGCACAATATCAACAGGAGCTACTTGTCTAAGTATCTCAACACATTTAACATAAAGATCTAAAGCTACTTCAAAGTGTTGCCACCATTTACCATCTGCATCTTGTGGAGTTCCTGCTGTAGTAGTATTGTAAACATTATCAATGTGTAGAATATCGTTCCCTACGCAAAATAATACCCTATCTATAGTAAACCCTTGAGCTTTGCTTATAAGCCCTGTAACACCCTCTAAAACTCTATTGTAGGCTATTTCAGTATTGTATTCATCTCCTGTTTCTAAAGCTACTGCAAGTTTTCCTATATGAATGTCAGCAGGGTTTATTACTAATAAGTGTTCACCTTTAGTTCTTTCAATTTTTGGATATTCAGGAGAATGTTTTTCTATCAGACTTTTAATGTCTTCAAGTAAATCGTTTTGGTCAGTTCCGTATTGTTGTTTTGTAACTATTGAGAATCGTAAATCACCAGACATGTTTTGCCAATGTTTTACACTAACAATATCACTTTTATCAATACCTCTTTCTCTAAGATGTATATCTAAAGCAGTATTGCCATTAATATTTGCTAAGTCCTGTCCCCTAAATTCGTTTATTATTTCAACCTCTTCAGGAGACAGTCTTAGTCTTTTTCCTTTTATTGACAAACTATTTTTTAGCTATGTCTGCTATACCTTGTGCGCCTACCAATGTTAATAGTGCATAGAATAAATTTGTTGCTGTAGCTTCATCAACACCTAAGAAGGTAACTAAAGCAGGTACAACTACTGAACTCACAGCGTACCAAAACTTCTTTGACTTGAACATTTGTCCGATTAAATACTTTTCTAAAATTTTCATGTTATTTATTTTTGATTATTAAATTAATATTTGTGCCACCTAAATTAATGATTTCTTTCATAAGTAAATCCATAGCTAAAGTAGAGTTCTGAACAACGTTGTGTTGAGTTCCTAAACCTACTAGAATGCAGCCACTTGTGTCTTTAGCTGTATTTCCCCTATGGAATAATATCCAATCTCGGTTGGGTACATCTTGAACTAGAAGGTGCAAGTAATCTCTACTAGCTGATTCTCTTGCTAGTCTTAATCTTACCTTGTACTCACCTTCAGGAATACAAGATATGTTTCTTTGGTTATTTATGTAAGGGTTTTCTAATGTATCACACATACGTTCACCATTCAAGAACAGCTCTCCAATGGTTGAGTTTTCTGTAAATGTATCTCTAATAATAAGAAGATTGATAGAATTCAAATTAGATTGAATAGGTTGCGTATATTTTAACTCCCTTAATTTCTTTAATAAACTTTCTAAGCACCTTATCATCTTTTTTAGCTTCTGGTTTATACTTTGGATTGTTGCTGTTGAGCTTTCGTTTCTTAGGCATTATCGGTTTTTTTTATGATACCACCATTTGTCAATAGTATAAACAATTGATACCAATAAAAGAATTATCTTTAATAATACTTCTAAATTAGTGAAGGTTGTTACGCTTAAA